GAAGCAAGAGCCTGTGGCGCAATGCTCGTACCCAAAATGCCAAGCAACAAACGGATGCGTTGGGGCTTGCTCTAAAACTGCACCTGTACACGCCATCGACATATCGCAAGAACGTGTCGATGAAACTGCAAAACATGAACATGAGTGGGTTGGGCTAACGGATGAGGAATTTGAGGAATATGCCCATTGGATTTATCCAGAAAAATTAATTGAGTTAGAAAATTTATTGAAGGAGAAGAACACATGACGGGGGAACATTTAGAGTACCTGTGTAGCAAAAGACGGGTCTTAGACCTGTCGCCCCAAAGACCGTGGCAGGAGTTAGACATCCTAGAACTAAAATCGATTGCAGAGTCTTGTAATCTTTGGGGTTCGGATGTTTACAGCGACGTAGAGGAACTAGCGGCTGAGATTAACAAACGACTGAAAAGGAAGAATCATGTATGAGAGTGAACACGCGGTTAAGATTATTAGTCTGGGCAATCGCCTCCAGCATGAGATGGCTAACTCGTATGCTCCCGACAGAGACACCATCACGACGCTATGTCAGGAGATTGAGAACTCGGCACACGAAATCTACAAGTGGGCGCGAGGGATAGATGAGTAGGTTTACCTACATTCCAGCAGACAAAACAGACTTAAGAGAGTCCATGAAAAGATATAGAAAGATGGTAGAAGATGAAAATCGAAGATTACATTCTGGCGAGCGTGAAGCCAGTTCACCCAACCCACCTGGCAGAGAGATTCTCGGTCAGCAAAAGCAAGGCTTACAACGCTTGCGTGTCGTTACTACTGGAGGGCAAAGTTGAAGAAGTCAGAGTTGGTGCGCGAACCTTTTATAGGGTTCGTAGAGATGAACCTAAAGATGGACAACGTGCTGAAGACTAAGTTTTGCTTCTCATGCCAACGGGACAGGAACAAGGAAAACGGAAGTTACATAATCAGAAAAGGAAACAACAAACAATGGAAGTGTATGGACTGTCAACAGAAGCGTTGGTTCTCTACGCAGCCATCGCCCTCGCAATCGCCGGTTACAGGATTAGATAATGAAAAACACGACTAGAATCTACGAGGTAATCTTCAACTCGGATGAACCCATAACCCTAAACGCAATCAAGACGGCGTTGGACATGAAGCCAGGTATTTGCTCCGGCTCCCTTGCAAGCCTTCTCAAGTCTGGGCAGATAGAACGTGTGCAACTAACCGCAGAAAAAGGGCGAAAAAATATCTGGGGATATGTTGCAAAAACCAAACAAAAAGGAGTAGAATCATCGGTGGAGTAGTGCGCCTCCTCCTCAGCCTACTCCTTCAAGCCCTCAAACCCCCCGGTCAAAAGCTGGGGGGTTTTTCTTATAAGGTGATAACCATGTACGGAAAAAAGCCAATGAAGCCCGCCAAGCCCGCTAAAAAAGCACCTGGCAAGTACGCCCCCAAGAAATGAAGGGGCCGACAATAATGATTGGGCTGCTAGGGAAACCGGGCGGCTCCAAGAAGATGGAAGGCGGTCTGCTGGACGAGGGCGGCGAGTGTCCGCTTGCGACCCAAGACGAGACCATCAACAAGGGCAACAAGCAAAAAGCCATCCTGACCGCCAAATACGGCCCTAGCGAGGGCGAAGAAAAGTGCGGGAACTGCGAGTACGGCATGAAGCTAAAGGGCTGTGGACTCGGCAAGGACGAGGTTTTCTGCGATGTCTACGAGTTCAAATGCTCCAAAGAAAACGTCTGCGACGCATGGGAATCCCAAGAGGAAGAAGAAGACTAATATAATTTCGCATGAAAACGTGGGAAATTAAGGGTGTAAGAAACGAGTCAGACTTATATGGTTACACAGTCTGGCTAGCAGAACACTTGGGCCTGGAAATCTACCCAAGGGCTCTAAGGGGTTTCCAACACGGTTGGATATGGTGGGACACCAAAGACCACTATTGGCAGGGCTTAGACCCCAATATAGACCATTATTGGGGCGAACTGGTACAAGATAAGAATGTAGAAGATTTCTTATTAAAGGAAAAGATATTTGCCAAAGCCTGTGGTTTACCATTCTTTAATTACCTAGAATTTAGCGGCACAAAAGGCTATTTTCCAAGGACAGGTGGTTTGTTATACGTCCCTACACACTCTAACCCGTGGTACGACGTAAAAAAAGACGTTTTGGAGAGCGCAATAAGGTTTTCTAAAAAACACCCAGATTCGTCAATTATGTTGGCGTGGTCAGACAAGAGTCTTGCCCCAGAATTATCCCCGTACTTCAAAAACGTCGAGATTGGGGCTGGTGCGCTTGAAATGACCAGTTTCCCAAGGATGTCTAAGATTTTGCAGACTTACGACACCATGCTTACAGACGCAATTGGGAGCCATGTCTTGTATGGGATGGGTTGCGGCTTAAAGGTGGGTGTGGATGCCGAGCTGTATTACAATTACATAACCACCGAAAGCTCTCAAAAAACCATAGATGGGCAGCGTTGGAAAGAGAAAAACTTTACAAACGACTTCTCCTCTTTAGAGTATCTAGACAAAAAATTTCCTGGTTTAGTGGTTGACGGAGAAGAACCTAATTATTGTGTAATGCCAGACTTCCCGGTAGTAGAGCCAAAAGAGATTGCGGAATTATTGGGCTGGCCTATTACTTACGAATGTGAACTCGCAAAACGGGAGAACTAAATTGCCATTTCGCTCTAAGCAGCAAGCCAAACTAATGTTTGCAGCAGCCGCGTCACCAAAGGTCGCCAAGGCTACGGGTGTCCCTCAGAAGGTAGCCAAGAAGATGGTCAAGGAAGGGCAGTCTAGCCTCAAGAAACTACCGAAAAGGGTGAAGAAATGAAGGAAGTCTACGAGAAGGCCAGACCCAAGAAGTTAGGCAAGCCCAAGGCTCTTAGCCCCAACCAGAAGGCTGCCGCCAAGCGGTTCGCCAAGTCCACGGGTACTAAATACCCCTCCCTGCTCGCCAATATGCGCGGGGCGCAAGCCAAGAAATGAAACTAAAGGAAGCCGCAAAGAGGTTTGAAGCCTATGACAGAGCAACTACGAAAAAAATGGCCGAACATAATCGGTCTGGTGGAGATGTTCGCGCACCTGTTCGGTCGCTCAAAGGAGCCTCAACAGGCGACAAGTACGACCGCGCCAAGTTCATTTACAGGAAAGCAGCCCAAGCTCTCAGCGCAGGTCACCCTCTTAAAGACGAAAAAGGCAGAGCCACGCCAGCCGCGCTCCAGTTCAAACGCTGGGCAGCCAAAGTCCCGCAAAACCAAGACGACCTCCAAGAACTCAAAGCGCTCGGCGCAAGGCTAAAAGCGAGACATAAGCCTAAGTGAAACTCAACCTTGGCTCAGGCAGGGATTGGCGCAAGGACTGCATAAACGCTGACATCCAGCCGGAGAAGAAACCCGATTGGGTGCTAGACATTACACAAGTCCCGTGGGGCGAGGTGATAGACACCCGTCTAGGGAAGTTCGCGGTAGAAAAGGGAATGTTTACCGAGATTATCGCCAACGATGTCTTGGAACACATCCCAGACCTAGTATCCGCGATGACTAACTGCCGAGACCTGCTAAAGCGCGGCGGTGAGATGCATATCCATGTGCCATACGACCTAAGTCTAGGGGCGTGGCAAGACCCCACTCATGTGCGGGCGTTCAACGAAAACTCATGGTTGTATTACTGCGATTGGGCATGGTACTTAGGATGGCCCGAGTCGGAAAAATTTACCTGTACGCAGATGGGCTTTGAACTCTCAGACCTAGGACACGAGCTGCTGGAGCAAAAGGTTCCTAAAGGGAACGTCATAAGAACTCCGCGTGCCGTAGATGCCCTGCAAGTCATACTCAAGAAGGATTGATATGTTACATACCCTGTGGTCAGACGTTAAACTCTTTGTCAGCCGTATTCGTGCAAAACTAGGTCTGTAAGTGGCATACCCGTATGATGGGATGTTCTATCCCACCCTCCCCGAGGACACTCAGGACTTTCCGGCGGTCTTGTCTGGCGTAGGTAGAAGCCTCAGAGACATAAGTCGCGGCATTTCCTACTACCCATACGACTTGCTTGGCTCTGGCGTAGACGTTGCAAACCTTGCTCTAGGCGCTGCTGGACTTGGGTCTGAGCGACCCGTGTTGGGAAGTGATTACCTACGCAACATTGCAAGGTCTTTAGGAATGGCCCAAGAGCCAACTGGTTCTGCCACCGAGAACATTACGAGATTAGCCGCCGGACTTACCAACCCGATGGCTGGCGCAAGAGCCGTTGGCAGAGTTGGTGACATCACTACAGAACAGGCTAATCGGGCAGCAGACGCACTCGTAAGGCAGATTACAGGCAACCCAGAAGCAACTGCTCCTGCCGTGCTAGAAGCTGCTGGGCAGATGTCGCCATTGTCTGTCTATAGGAAGACGACACCGAGCAAACCAGACCCGTCGGTGGGCACTAGATTTGAACGAGAATACATTGGCGGGCTTGCAGAAAAAACGCCGGTCAACATTGAAGACCTTAAAGGTTCCAGCATTATGCTGATGCCTTGGGATAGCACCAACAGAAATTTTAGAATCAAATCAATTTCTGACGAGGTTTTGCCGCAATCTTTTGTAACCCACGGCGGGCAAGATTACGCAAGAGACGTTGAACATATAAGACAAAACATCGCCGGTGCGTCAAACCTAGAAATTGCAAAAAGGATTCAAGACCGCGCTGTTCAGGCAAGAATTGAAAATTTGGCGGCGGGCGGGACAGGGGACGTTGTTCCGCTACCAACCACAATGGGGGCCGGTGCTGAAAACTTTTCTGTTCAGCCAACTCTTCCAATTTTGGGTTTGCTAGATTTACGCCAACCGTCCAAGGCTTTTGTAAAGTATTTTGACCAAGAAGTAAGAGACTTCAAGATACCAAAAACCATAAAAGAAGACGGGGTCGAGAAACGGGTTATTACACAACCGTTTAAGAATTTCAAAGGTGTAATGACAGAAGAAGGTCGTATTCAGTTGATGACCGGCGAAGGTCTGGATAGCACCCCTGGCGAACTTCGCAAGGCAATGACGCAAATTGCTACTAAGAAGTCCAAAGGGTTCGAAGGCGGTTCTAACCAAGAATACCTAAGATATAACCTTGAAGATTTAACTGGCGCTATAACCGATGAAGGCTTGCTCGGGGTTCCAAAAGGTTACGCTGGGAATACAGTAATCAGAATTGGCCCAGAAGGAACTCGTCTTTCTCCGGCGACCAACCCGACTTACTCTACAAACTTTTCTGGACAGTATCTAGGAACGCTTGGGCAAAGTATTCCTGCAGAAGCTTTGTTCCCAAAGTTGTTCCCAAAAATTACACAAGAAATGTCTGGCAAGACTGGCGATATAAGAAACATGGTTCTCGGCGCACTAGAAAAGCGCAAAAAAGGAATATCCGAAATCGTTGACCAACAAGTAATCGACAGCGTAAACGAATACCTTAGACAACTAAACTCAGGACTGCTCGGCCCCTAAAAGGCTGTTGTTCAGCGAGTTAATGCAGTCTTGTAAGATTCCGACAAATTGTTCTTCGTCGCAATTCATAAGTTCTTCGCTAAACTCAACATTTAGCGTGTTGTCAACGTACTCAAGAGTAATTTTGATAGACATAAAACCTCCTCGTGTTTTGTAAGATTATAGCACTTGTGTAAGAGAATAATAGTTGTATAATTGCAACACTTAAACCGAACAACCACCAAGGATTCGGACATGGAAATCAGTAAAGTAGGTGAAATTACAGAACGCAAGCTCCCGCCTAACGCTGGCAAGGGAAGGCCACCAGGAACGCCTAACAAGTCCACAACGATAGTGCGGGAGGCAATAGCCAACCTGCTAGAGCGTAACGCCGAGAACATGGACAAGTGGCTCACATCCGTAGCGGATGGGGACGATGTCAAGGGCATAAAGCCCCAGCCCGACAAGGCACTAGACATCATGCAGAAGATGGCTGAGTACCACATCCCCAAGCTGGCTAGGACAGAGGTAGTGGGCGACAAGGACACTCCGCTAGAACTCAAGATTTCATGGCAGAAGTAGTCATACCTTATGCGCCAAGACCCCAACAGCTTCTGGTTCACGATGCGCTGGAGGCTAATAGGTTCGCGGTGGCTGTATGCCATCGTAGGTTCGGCAAGACTGTTGCTGCCATAAACCACCTTATCCGAGCAGCCATGCTCTGCGATAAGGAGAACCCAAGGTACGCCTACGTTGCCCCAACCTACTCTCAGGCAAAGAGGGTGGCGTTTGACTACCTGCTAAAGTTTACGGAGCCCCTGACCCCAACGGCTAACATTAGCGAACTCAGGGTAGACTTTTACGGAAGGCGCATAAGCCTCTACGGCGCAGACAACCCAGACTCCCTGCGAGGGATATACTTAGACGGGGTGGTTCTAGACGAGGTGGGGGACATGAACCCGAAGGTCTGGAACGAGGTGCTAAGACCTGCACTAACGGATAGGCTAGGCTGGGCGCTGTTCATTGGGACACCGAAGGGCGCGAACCACTTTAAGGACTTGCGCGACAGGGCAGAGAAAGAGGAAGGGTGGGCGTTACTTGAATTTAAGGCTTCGCAGACAGGTATTATCAGCGCAGAGGAACTTGAAGCTGCCAAGAAAGAGATGGGCGACGACAAGTTCGCAACTGAATTTGAGTGTTCCTTTAATGCTGCGGTTGAGGGTGCGTATTACGGCGCAATACTTAATACGCTTGCACCTGAACGCTTTACCGAGTTCGCGACAGACAACCTCTGCAAGACGTACACGGCTTGGGACTTGGGAGTTGGGGATAGCACAGCTATATGGGTTTGTCAGGTCGCAGGGCAGGAGAGGCGGCTCATCGACTTTGTTGAGAACCACGGTCAAGGACTAGATTGGTACGTCAACTGGATAAAGCAAAATGATTACACAAAGGCTGAACACATCTTGCCCCACGACGTTGAGGTACGAGAACTCGGCACAGGAAAGAGCAGAAAAGAAGTCTTACAAGACCTCGGACTCAATATCACCGTCTGCCCAAGAATGTCAATCGACGATGGGATACAAGCCGTTAGAAGGCTTTTACCTAATTGCTACTTCCATCCACGAGTTAAACAAGGCACAGATGCACTACGCAACTACCGCCGAGAGTACGATGAGAAGCGCAATGTTTTCTACGACAAGCCCCTGCATGATTGGTCAAGCCACGCTTCGGATGCCTTTAGGTATCTCGCTGTGGGCTTAAATACGACCTCGACTTGGGCTAAACCGCTTAACGTGAATACGAAATGGATAGTGTGAAAATGCAAGAATTTGACCTACAAGCCATCATAGAGAACGAGATAGACAACGCTCTCGGCTATATCAATACCGAGACCGTAGAGGAACGCCGCAACTCGCTCATGGCGTACAACCGCGAACCCTACGGTAACGAGGTAGAGGGACGCTCTACCATCGTTACAGGCGAGGTAGCAGAGGCCGTAGATGGTGCATTGCCACAACTCCTGCGTGTATTTACACAGTCCGACGACGTCGTGCGGTTTGAGCCAAAGGCTCCCGGCGACGAGGAGAAGGCAAAGCAAGCCACCGAGTATTGCAACTGGGTGCTGATGAACGACAACCCAGGCTTTGAGGTATTCCAGACTTGGTTCAAGGACGCGCTTCTCCAAAAGGCAGGGGTCATCAAGGTCTGGTGGAACGACGAGACCTCGGTTGACAAGGAGAAGTATCAGAACCTGTCCGAGGAAGAACTGACCATGTTGCTCTCTGACGGGCAGATGGAAGTCGTCAAGCAAAAGCAGACTCAGATTGGCGAAGTACCCATGCCTGTTGACCCGATGGCGGTTCAGCAAGCGATGGCTCAAGGTCTCCCCCCACCGGCTCCTATGATGCAGCCCGTGTTTGCCTACGATGTCACGGTCAAGAAGATAGACAAGAAGGGTTCGGTCAAGGTCGAGAACGTGCCGCCCGAGGAGTTCTTAATCTCCAAGAAGGCCCGCCGGATTGCGGATGCCCCGTTTGTAGCTCACCGTAGGCTCACGACCCGTTCCGAGTTAATCAGCATGGGATTTAAGGCAGACGAGATTGACGCTCTGCCCGCCTACGACGACCTGACGTTCACCCCTGAGAGGGTTGCAAGGTTCCCCAACGGCGAGCAGCCAGACGACCCCAGCCTCGATACCAGCATGGACGAGATTGAGACGTTTGAGTGCTACATCAGGACAGACTACGACGAGGACGGTATTGCCGAACTCCGTAGGGTGTTCTACGCTGGTGGCACAATCCTAGAGAACGAGGAAGCAGACTTCATACCGTTCTGCTCAATCTGCCCAATCCCTATGCCCCACAAGTTCTTTGGGCATAGCCTTGCAGACAGGGTTGTGGACATCCAAAAGATTAAGACCACGATTACACGTCAGATGTTGGACAACCTGTATCTCTCTAACAACGCTCGGATGGCGGTGGTAGATGGTCAGGTCAACCTAGACGATATGCTCACAGTCACACCTGGCGGCATAGTTCGGGTCAAGAACAACGCAGCTATCACGCCCCTTGCCGTCCCCCTGGTCGCCGGTCAAGCCTTCCCAATGCTCGCCTACATGGACGAGGTACAACAGAAGCGCACAGGCGTTACACAGGCTTCTCAGGGCTTAGACCCCAACATCCTGCAAAACACTACCGCAACAGCAGTTGCAATGGTTCAGAACGCAGGTGCGGCAAAGGTAGAGTTAATCGCTCGGATATTCGCTGAGACAGGGGTAAAAGACCTGTTTAAGCACATCCTGCACTTGGTCTGCAAGTATCAGGACAGGGAAAGAATCGTGCGGATGCGTGGCAAGTTCGTGGCTATCGACCCCCGCGAGTGGAGCAACGAGTACGACCTGACGGTAAACGTGGGTCTGGGCACAGGAAACAGAGAGCAACAGATGGCGATGGTAGCCGCAATCCTGCAAAAGCAAGAACAGATTATTGCCTCTACCGGCATGGCAAACCCGTTTGTTTCCCCAAGCCAGTACCGCAATACACTCGGTCGCTTCATTGAGTCCGCAGGGTTCAAGGACACGGCCGAGTTCTTCCGCGAGATTACGCCTGAGATGGAGCAGCAGATGCTCCAGCCACAGCAACCCCAGCCTGACCCTGCTACCGCAGCCATGATGCAGCAAGCCCAAGCCCAGATGCAGATTACTCAGGCAAAGGCGCAAGCGGACATCCAGTTGAACCAAGCCAAGGCACAGGCAGACATCCAGTTGCAGCGCGAGAAAGCAGCCGCAGACATTCAGTTGGAGCGCGAGAAGGCCGCCGCACAGTTGCAACTCAAGACGGCAGAGTTCCAAGCCGAGGCACAGATTAAAGCCGCCAAGATTGGGGCACAGATTACAAGCAACGTGGAGATACCTGGTTGAACGAAACAGAACGGGCAATAGCCCTCCTGCAAGACGAGTTCTTTATGGGTGTTGTAGAAAAGCAACGCCTGATGTATATTTCCAACATATTAGACAGTTCTGACGAGGACGTAGATGTTCGTGAACGCGAGCGTCTAAAACTCAAGGGGCTAGAAGAATTTATTGCGTCACTCCGGTCTATCTCTGCCAACAAGGAGATAGATAAGAAACGCAAATTTATGG